ACAGCTTACAATATAGAACTTTCAAATGCTTACGAAGCAAAATTACAAGAAAATTTAATTAAATATAATTCACAAGTTGCTGCAAACAATAAAATGGAAGAGGCAAACTTTGCAAGAATTAGAGGTACAATGGCTAGACAAGAAGCTAAGATGGCTCAGATAAATACTGTAGCTTCTACAGGCTCACTATTATATGGGATGAAAAAATAATGCCAAAAATACCTACATTCACAGCTAAAGGATCAATAGAACAATTAGCTGGTACTACATCTAATATTCAAATGGGTTTAAATAATACTCTTGCTAGTGCTTTAGCACCTGTAACACAAGCTGTTGTTGATTTTAAAGTAAAAGAAAATGAAGTACAAAACAAAACAGAAGCTCTTAAATTAAAAAATGATTATTTGTCTGAAACTTCAGACATTGAAGATCAAATTAATCAAGATAAAATACTTTCTGTAAATAAAGAAGCTGCAAATAAATTTTTAAAAGAAAAAAATAATGCTTTAATAGAAAAATATGCTGCATTAGCAACTACTCAAACCGCTAAAACAATGTTTACAAATTCAGCTTTAGCTGATGTATCAAAACAAATTTTTAGTGTTGATGCTGAAATATCAAATAACATTTTAGTTAAAGCAGATGAAGTATTTATTGATGCAAAAGAAAAATTATTTTCAAGAGCATATTTAAAAGGTGGTATTTATAAAAAAACCTTACAAGCAGATACAGAGCAATTAATTATTGATTCTTATAAATCAAGAGCAAAAGCTGTAGAATTAGAAATAATGTTAGGTAATGTTAAAAGTGAAATACAAATGTTTGATGGATTTCAGATGGTTCAAACAACTCCAAGAGCTGCATTTGATTTTTTAAAAGATGAAAACAATTTACCAGATATAAGTTATGAACAAAGAACAAAATTACAAGAAAGAGCAATGACTATAATAAGACCACAGACTAAATACAGAGTGGAAAAATTATACAGAAACTATAAGACTTGGAAAAGAACCTATAGCATTTGATTTTGAAATGGCAAAAGATGTATTGGGTGTAAAAGTATATGAACAAATGATTCAAGAAGATACCTTTACTAAAGATCGTGTTGCTAACAATTCAGTAATACTTAATGCTTCTAATGATACTGTAAACGAAGTTGTTAAAGGCATTATAGATGAAGGCAATGAATTATATGCAGATTCATTACAAGCTGCTGAACAAGAAAATTATTATAAAACTGTTCTTGCAAAAAGAAACAAAGACATGAAAGAAGATATTGTTAAATACATTAATGTTGCTGATACTGATATTGCATCTTTATATGAGGAAATGAATAATGACGATAATGAAGCTAGTAAACTAGAAACTAGAAAACTTATAACAGAAAAATTAATTGAAAAACAAAAAAAATTAAATGTAGACCCATCTTTAATTAGAATAACAACCAATTCAGAAATTGATGGAATTATATCTGTTCTTACAAATGTAGACACTCCTGCATTAGAAAAAGAAAAATTTATAGATGGTTTATCTGTAATATATGGAATTGATAATATGGGTAAAGTTTTAAATCATTTACAGGCTCAAAAATTACCAGTTGAATATATTGTTGCTATGAGTAGCAATAGTAAAAAATTAAAAGCAGATATTCTAAATGGAGAAACTACAGAAAATATAGCTAAATTTGTAAAAGATAGATTACCAGATGGTAAAAAATTTAACACTATTGAAAAAGGTGTTGCAAAAGGAATGGAAGATTTTGAAACTGTAATTTTAAATCAAGGAGAAGGTTCTAAAACAAAAACTGATTATCTATTGTCAATTCAACAAGCTGTTTATAAATCTGCATTAACTAGAGTTAGAGATGGAGAAAGTATAGATGCAGCTGTTGATGGAGCAGTTAATGATTTTAATAAAGATTATAAAATTGCACCATCACAAACTTTTTTTGTTCCAGCAGATATAGGTGGAAAATTTGTTAATCAAAATATAGTTATAGAAAAAGCTGAAGCACTTATAGAATTAGTTGAAGGTAATACTGATTATATAGGTCGTTTTCATGGTGAAGATGGTTATATGCACTATGCGGCTTTAGCTGGAATAGAAAATTTAACTGAAGAACAAGTAAAAGAAAGAATAGATTTTACAATTAAGAATCATTCTAAATGGTTAATGAACGCTGATGGTACTGGAATTATTTTAAATGCTGAATTTACAAATGGAACATATCCAATAGTAAATGCTAATGGTGATAAAATAGAATTTTTCTTTACAGATACACCTAACGATAAAGGTATTTATAGTATAGAGTTAAAAGCTCCAGTAACAGGAGAAGATATAGAAATGATACCTTACACATCTGATGTAGGTGCTTATGAATATCAAGATTTAGTTTATAATAATACTAGCGAAAATAAAAACCTTATGACTACAGCAATAGATGGTATTAGCACAGTAATAGATACTGCTGGTGATTTTATAGATACTGGTGTTCAAGCATCTGAAATGTCTCCATCAATAGATAAATCTTTTGAAGGTTATATAAAAACTGTAGAAAATGATAAACTTTTAGATGGAAGTTTTAAAAATTTTAGACACAAATCAAAAGAAGGTGGTTTAGACACTATTGCTTTTGGACATAAACTTACTAAAAAAGAAAATAAAAATAACAAAGTATATCAGTATGATTTATCAGAAATAAACTCATCTACTTCTCCAGAAAGAATACTTGAAATATCAAATGATATTTTAAGACAAGATTTAGAAAAAACTGAAAAAATATTAATTACAACTCATGGCAATAAATTTATTAATTTAGATAGCAGAAGAAAACAAATGTTAATAGATATGCAATTTAATGTAAGAAATTTTAATAAACCAAATGTTTTTCCAAATTTTAAAAAAGCATTATTTGCTGGAGATGAAGAAGGAATGAAAAAAGAATATACAAGAGTTTTTACAGACAAAAATGGAAAAGTTAAACCACTAGCTAGAAATGAATTTTTTAGAAAATATTTTTTAGATAAATAATATGATTAATACTGGACTAGGTACATTTGAACCATCAAAACAAGAGATAGGTTCTTTATATGATAATACTAGAACAGGTTTTTGGGATGCTGCTGGTGCTACATTTTATAATGCTTGGAATTACAATCCTACATCTTCTGTATTTAGAGCAGTAGATCAAACACAAGCATATCAATCAAGTAATACTTATTTGAATAGGGATGATTTAAACAAAGAATATGGAAGTTTAGGATTAACATTTAAAGAAGATACTAGAGAAGGTGTAGTTAATTATTTAGTTGAAAGAAAAAAATTAGAACTAGAAAGATCAAATATAATTGCAAGAGGACCAGATGGTAAATTAGCTAAAAGTTTTTTCTTTTTAGAATCTCTTGCTACAGGTTTTGTAGACCCCATAAATATTGGAGCATCTTTTGTACCTGTTGTTGGTCAAGTAAGATTTGCAAATATGGTTGCTCGTTCTGGTAAAAATATAGCTAGAATGAAAAAAGGTTTTGTAGAAGGTTTAGTTGGTAACGCAGCTGTTGAACCACTTGTTTATGGTGTAGCTAAATCAGAACAGGCAGATTATGATATATATGATTCTTTTACAAACATAGCTGTAGGTGGTTTTATAGGTTCTGCTGCTCATGTTGGTTTTGGTAGAATAGGAGACTTTCTTGCAGAACAAAGAGGTAAGCCAAATATTTATCAAAGACTAGCAGCAATTTCACCAGACAATCAACAAGCATTATTAAAACATTCTGTAGGTAGAGTTTTAAAAGGAGAAAAAGTAGATACTGGAAATGTTATTGTTGAAAAAACTAGAGCAGGTGATGACCAGTTAAATAAACTAGACGATCAAATTAAAGAATTTAAAAGTTTATATAAAAACTCTTTAGAAAATGGTGATAGAAAATCAGCAAAAATATATTTACAAAATATAAGAAACTTACAAAAAACAGAAAGAGATTTGTTTGAAGCTAAAAGACAAGCAAATGATGAAGCTAAACTGCAAGACCAAACTGGTGTTAATGCAAATAACAAAAAAACATTAACAGAACAAGAAGAAATAAAAATAGAAAAAACTACTTCAGAGGTGGCTAATGAAGTAGAAAATATGAGTTTAAGAAATACACAACAACAAAAACAATTAGATGTTAAAGATGAAAATTTAGGTCAAGAATTTATAGCAGATAAAACTGAAATTGAAAAAATAGATAAATCTATAAAAAACAAAAAAACAATTAGACAAGGTATTGAAGCTGGAACTAATTGTACTAAAAGGAACTCTTAATGGTTACTATAAAAACAATTAATAAATGTTTTAAAGAAGTTAAAAGATTAACTGGTGATCTTTTGCCAGACGAACAAATAAATCAAATTTTAGATGAAGCTAAAATAAAAATTGAAGAAAACAAATTTCAAGATTTAGAATCAAAAACAGACAAAGTATTAGCACAAGAAATTATTGACAAGTTTGAATATGAACAAGTGCTTAAAAAAAGAAATATAGCTGAAAATAATTTAAAAGCGTTAGACACTTATCAAAAAGTTATTGATGCTGTAGATTTATCAGAAGGAAGAATTACCCCTGTAGAAGCTGTAAAAGCAATATTGGTTGGTATGCAAAAATTTTCTAAAATTACTAGAGATTCTATTGGTGCAAAGCAAGAAGCACTAGAAGATGTTTTAATAACCAAACTTATTAGACAACTTAATGACATAAGTGATACTGCTTTTAAAGACCTTGGTGATGGTAAGATGGATGTAGAAATTATGAATGAAATGCTTGGTATACCTACAGGCATAAAAGATGCAAAAGAAATTGCTAAAGTATTAAAAGATTTTCAAGCAGATTTAAGAGTAAGACTAAATGATTTAGGAGCTAACATAGGAGAACTAGATGATTGGATTACAAAAATGTCTCACGATACTGAAAAAATGGCAAGAGCAGATGTAGGTTCAAAGCTAGTTGAAGATAATAGATATGCTTGGAGAGAATATATAAAAAGTAGATTAGATTTAAAAAGAACATTTAGAAATGTAAATGATCCTATAAAAATTGATGAAATATTAGATAGTGTTTATGANAGCTTAATGTCTGGAGACCACAATAAATATAGTGGTGCAGATAGTGTTTATGCAACAAAAAATGTAACTAATCGTTTAAATGCAGCAAGAGTTTTACATTTTAAAAATCCAACAGCTAGACAAGAATATAACATAAGATTTGGACAACCCTCTTTAAAAGAAAGTGTATTTACTACACTAGCTACAAGCTCAAGAAATATTGCTTTAATGTCAGAATTAGGAACTAATCCTAAAGATACTTTAAATAAAGTTTTATCTTTATTAAAAAAAAAATACAAACAATCAGATCCTAGGATGGTTTCAGAATTAAATTTTAAAACTTTTGCAAGTCAATTTGCTGAACTAGATGGAAGTATAAATGGTGTTGCTAACGATCTTTTAGCAAGAGCAGGTATGGTTGTAAGAGCAACAGGTAATATGGGTAGACTAGGTATGGCTACTGTATCATCATTTGGTGATTTAGCACAATACATGGGAACTACAAGTTTTCAAGGAAGAGGATTATTAAGTGGTTTATTTGAAGCTATGACAGGATTGTTTAGAGCAAATGATAGAGCTGCAATGGAAGTTTTACAAATTACCAGTAACTCTGTTGCCGCTACTGCTTTTAGAGGAAATATTTATGGTGCAGCAGATGACACTTGGGGAAGAATGGGTAGATTACAAAATACATTTTTTAAATGGAATGGTATGAATGGTTGGATTTCAAGTTTAAAAAGTTCAATGGCACTTGGTTTAGCAAGACATTATGGAATGTTAGCTGATACAAAATTATCTAATTTAACTACAAGAGAACAAAATTTTTTAACACTATATGGAATAGATGAAGGAAAATGGAATATGTTGCGTTCTATAAAAACTTTAGCAGTTGATGATAAAAGATATTTAACAGCAGAAGCTGTAGATGATATATCTGATAATGTTATTAATACTTATGTTGGTAGAAAATTAAGTGCAAGAGAGATTAGAAATTTTAAAAAAGACTTACAATTAACATGGAAAAATGTTTTATCAGATCAAGGTAAACATGGATCACCAGAACCAGATGCTGCAGTTAGAGCTATAACAAATCAAGGTTTAGAAAAAGGTACTCCAATGGGAGAAACTTTAAGATTTATTATGCAGTTTAAAAGTTTTCCTATCAGTATGTGGGTAAAAATTATTGGTAGAGAAAGATTTTCTTATGGACCAAATGAAAGCAATCTTGCAAAAATTGGTGGTTTATCAAGTATTTTAATATTAGGTACTTTCTTTGGTTATTTAGCAATGTCTACAAAAGATATGCTTCGTGGAAGATCACCAAGAGATCCCAAAAATAAAAACACTTTATTACAAGCATTTGCACAAGGTGGAGGTGCTGGTATTTATGGTGATTTTTTAATAAGTGAAATACAAAATGAATATGGCAATGGTATCTTTGAAACTATACTTGGACCAACAGCTTCTGATACAAAAAAATTACTTGATATAACAACATCAATGAATGAGCCTAAAAAATCTGGTAAAAAGTTTCTTGAATTAATAGAAGGACATACACCATTTTTAAACCTATATTATACTAAAGCTGCCTACGATTATCTAATTGGCTATCAAATTAAAGAAATTACTTGATCCGGGATATTTTGCTAGGATGAAAAACAAACATGAAGAAAAAAGAGGTCAAAATTACTATTTAAAACCCGGTTCTATTATACCGGATATAAACTAATAAAGAGTAGAAAATAAAATGAAAAAGCATTATAAACAAGAATATTTATTTACAAAACCCCTAACAAGTAATAAAGGTTTTTAAGTTATGACAGTATCAAGCACAACAGTAAAAAATTCGTATTCGGGTAATGGTAGTACAACCGAGTTTGCCTACACATTTAAAATA